ACGCGACGATCCAGAAGTATGTTTTAGTAAGAAACCTTTACCGAAGAAACGAGCAAAGAAGCAGATGATGGCGATTGGAATCAGTGAAAGAAAGACTGGTGGTGTAAAAAGCGATGATGAAATTCATCGTATTTATAACGAATATGTTAATGAAAATAAGTTAGATACATCACGAATATCGTCGGAACAATTTACTGAATTGTATAAGCAATTACGCATGGAACTACTAAAATCACGACCATCAGGTAAAGTGTCAGACATCGAATTATCGTTATTATTGTCTGAATATGATATTGACAATGATACACTCGATGAGTTAATCGACAATATTTCGTATTACGATATAAGACCCGAACGACCACCCAAGAGAAAAAGAGAACCAACACCATTATCATCAATACCAGCGACATCAATACCAGATACACCCGAAGAAATACCAGAGACACCCGAAGAATCATCCGAAGAACAAACTCAAGTTGCAACACAAGAAGGCGGTGCAAAACCAATACCGAAAAACATGCAACTCTACGATAAAATCAAGAAGGATATCTATGAAAAGTATCCAAAGCATTCACTCTATCGTTCCGCATTAATCGTCAAAGAATATAAGCGACAAGGAGGCAAGTATGAGAATGGAACACCACCAGAATCCACTGGAATCCGTAAGTGGTTCAACGAAAAATGGTTGTCCGCCAATGATTACTTACGTGGAGAAAAAGTCGCATGTGGCGATAGTGATACTGAAAAGAAATATGGAGAATATCCACTGTGTTATGCGGAAAAACGATTGGAGACATTTACGAAACCAGAATTGCGAAAACTCATTAAGAAAAAGACAGAACTCGGTGCGAAACACTTGGGAACGCAAGAAATTACAGGTAAAGGTGAAAAGACCGAGAAGAAACTCTATACATTGTATCCAAGTGATGTCAAAGGGAAAAAATGGGATATTTATTGGATAAATAAAGATACAAATCAAGTTAATAAAACGTCCTTCGGTGCAAAAAATATGTCCGATTATACTATACACAAAGATAAGGAAAGAAGAGAACGATACAGAACCCGTCATCGTAAAGACAATATCGACGAACCATTCAGTGCTGGGTCGCTTTCGTGGTATGTGCTATGGGGAGAATCTACTGACATAAAAAAGAACTTGCATGATTATCTACAACGCTTCAAAATTATAAAATAACCTCATTATATGATATAAATAATTATATAATGAGTGCATCAACTTATATTCGTGAAAACAAGAGCGACGATACTTTAGCAATCGGCACAGGTATTGGAAACGCCATCGGTGGAACTGCTGTTGGTGTTAGTTCAGGTATTAATGATAAATCAGTCTGTGTCGGTTATGAGGCGGGATTAGACTGTGGTGTAGGTTCGGTCTGTATAGGTCGTTTAAGTGGTCGCAATGCAGGTGATAATTCCATTTACATCGGTAATTTCGCAGGTGCAACAACCGCGGTTTCATTAGATAATACCATTATGATTTCTGCTGTAGGTAATAATCAAACACCAGATGTCAGTAATTCGTGTTATATCTTACCTATTCGTAGTAGTGATGGTGGCGATTATTTTAGATCGATTGAATATAGAAATGTGATTCTTCTTCCAAAAACACAAAATGGTGGAACGACGTATAGATTAGGAACATTCACCGTAGATCCATCTTCCGTATGTCAAAGTATTTCCATGAATGCAAAAGCATTACCATTTCTCGAATCAAGTCCGCCTTATGCTATTTCATTTCGTATCACTTTAACCTATCGTGTCAAAGATGCATCGAATAACATTCTCGAAACAACAACGACCAATTATCCACGTATTGTTAAGTTCCCAGATGGAACGTATGACCCATCTGGACTTTTTATGAATTTTACATTAAATCCTAACTTGTATGATAATTCAGGTGCAACTGCTAAAGTATTTACAGCAGAAGTCGTCGTCGATACCGATATCCCCGTTAATGATCCGTCCTATGGTAATGCAGTATCTGGTATTTATTTAGGAAAATTTGACGGTTTTACAAAACGTGGTGGATTCATCTACGACGGTGGATTCAATCTGCGAGGTAATTGGTCGGTAGGAACGAATGCACTACCACTCTTACACTACGATCCCGATAGTGGCGAAATAACGTATTCACCCCAATAAAAAATAACGTTATATATCATATACAACTGATAAATATGAGTATCAACACATTCATTAACGGAATAGGAACAAGTCTTCATATTGGTGGCGGACGAGGTTCTATCCTTAACTCTACAACATGCGGTGCTGATATTGGGTCTGCTTCAGGAGATGGTGCTACGTGTATCGGTTTCCAAGCAGGTAAAAATGCGAGATCAGGTGCGGTTTGTATCGGGCGACAAGCAGGTAATCTTAATGCGGGAACTAATAGTGTTTTAATCGGTAATTTCGCAGGGACTGACTCGGTCAATGTTTATGATAATATCGTCATGTTAAACAACTCGGGTTCGCAATACAATGCGGGAACAAATGGTTCATTCTATGTTTCTAATATTCGCCGTAGTGATGGAACAACTTATTCACGAATTGTCGATTACACTGCATCACCAGACGTATCACCAAAATCATTCTCTGCTACAAATGCTGGTGCTGAATTAACAGTCGGTTCTTTCAGTATTCTAAAGGATTCATCTGGTATTTCAGGCGAGTTCTTTGCACCGAACTTTCGTGTTAGTAGTGCGGGAACATCGGTCGCAGTTACAGTAGGATTCAGGATATACGATCAATCGAATAACATTGTGAATACATTTTTAGCAAACTTACCAACCGTCATTGGAACAGGTGAAACGGCAAATACCGCATATCAAAGTGCTATAAATAAAACACCCTATTCGATTACCGCGAATCTATACAAAAATACAACTGCGAGTCCAGTAGTTACTTATACGATTCGTGCTTTCATACCAACTTTTGCTGGTGCGGGAACTATCACATTCTTTCTATTCGACAATTCTGTCGTCAGCGAACAAGAATTACAATACTATTTCCGTGCGAACTTGTTGCTAATTAACGGAACGAAATTACCGCGACTCTATTACGATGCAACGACAGGAGAACTCACATACAAATAAAAATAACAATCTATGATATATAAAATGAGTTCATCTACTTACATTTCTACAGGATTACGCAATTCCTTACAAGTTGGTATGGATACAAGAACACTCAACGTCGATGCCGTTTCAATTGGTGATTCATGCGGTAAAGGTGCTGGAGACGGTTCAGTATGTATCGGGTTCGAAGCAGGTCAAGATTGTTCGAGTGGTGCTATTTGTATCGGTTATCAAGCAGGATACGAATGTGCCGGAACAAACAACATTATCATCGGTAATTCCGCTATGTCAAATACTCAAAATAGACGTGTTTCTGGTGCAATCGTTATTAATGCAACTGGTATCGATAATATCACCCCACATACAAATGGGTTATTCATAAAACCAATTCGCCAATCACAAGATACTTATTATCGTGCTATCGATTATGTCGGTCAAGCACCACCGTCATTACAACAATTACAAACATCTCAAACATCGATATTAGGTTCATTCGTTGTCTTACCCGATTCATCTGGTGTTGCCGTTAATTTACAAGCGTCTATTCCTATTGAAACTGTTATCGAATCGATAGGTGAAACATTCCGCACATCTGCAAAACTACGAATAACCAGAAATAATGGTGCAACAGTCGTCTATAACACAGATATCTGTTATAATTTAACCGCAACAACTCAAAATGAATTTCTTAATATTTGGGATATTTCCGCATCATTGAGTCCCGCATTATTCAATACGACTGCGTTAGATACATCTGCAAATAGAACATTTGTAATGACTATTCAAAATACAAGCGAAGTCGATGTAGATAACAACGTAGTTATAGACCTTTTTAATGGGTTCAACACACCTATATTACAGACAACCGCACACCTTAACGGACAATTCAAATTACGATCTCAAACACTCGAACCCGTCTATTATGATGTATTCTCGGGTGAGGTTACCTATTCGAATTCTTAAATATTTATCGAATTTTATTCTATGTTTATAGATATACCAACAACCATATCTATAAATATATGGACTTTTCCGACCAAATTAAAGCGAAATTGACAGAAAAAGGTCTATCGCCAAACAGCATACGTTTATACGTCCGCAATATCGAAAAACTCAATGGGAAAGAGAAGATGAAAAATCTTAATTTCCTATCCAATGTTGATGATATAACCAAAAAACTCGCGGGATACAAGGGGAATTCACAACGAACCTACTTAATCTCAATTGTGTCCGTCTTAAAAGCACTCAAGGGCGACAATAAACGTCTCGAAAAACTATACAAGACCTACTATGACAAGATGATAGACATCGCCAAGGAACTCAAGACCATTCCTACAGGAGAAAAGAGCGAAACCCAAGAGAAAAACTGGTTATCTTGGGAAGAAGTCAAACAAAGACACGACGAATTACAAAAGAATTCATCCAACTCGTTCGACGATATGTTGCGATTCATGGTCTTATCCCTTTATACTATGTTGCAACCACGTCGTAATGCAGATTACCAATTAATGAATGTCGTTAAACAACACACCGATAAACACTCACAAGACCGCAATTATCTCGATATGGACGCAAAGAAGTTCATCTTTAACCAATACAAGACATCAAAGAAATATGGGAGTCAAATCGTCGATATTCCACCAGAATTAATGGGGGTTATCACCCAATATCTCAAAAAACACCCAATTATCAAAGGTAAAATCACAAAGACGACCAATACACCATTCCTTGTATATGACGACGGAAAACCACTCGATAAAATCAATTCAATTACTCGTATCTTAAACAAAATATTCGGTCGCCATATCGGTTCATCAATGCTACGCCACATCTTCCTTTCGGGCAAATACGGCGACAAACTCGATGAAATGAAAAAAGACAGTGAAATCATGGGTCATTCAGTCGATCAACAACGCGACTACGTTAAGACGGATTAAGTAATGAAAAAAAAGAAAATGAATGTTTCAAATTTATTTTCCTTTGTTTCTACAAGTCGATCGTGAAATAGGGGTTCGCACCCATGCAGTCCTTCGACCTTTGTTCTATGAAAAATGAAAAAATAGAAAAGATACGATGATATGTTATTTAATTTTTCCACTATAAACTTTTGATAGAAGAGGGTTCGCACCCGAATTGACCCTATGAGTCCATTTTTAGTAAAAATAAAACATTTGGACGAATTATCTTTTTTTTTTCATTTTCCATAGAAACAAGGTTGTGGGTGCGGACGGGTGCGAACCCCCCCCCTAAATCCAATTCTTAAATTTAAACAAGATAAAACAAATTTGAAAGAACCAATTTATTTTGTTTAATTATCTAATGGGTCATCACGTATTTGAATAGATTGTGATGGTTGTTCTGGTGTTGGTGTTGGTGTTGGTGTTGGTGTTGGTGTTGGTAATTCTCGAAGTGTAATACCAATGAATCGACGTTTTCCGTGTGAGTTCTTATATTCTACGTTATCTATTTTTTTCATATTGGTTGTGAAAAGGTTAATATATACCGAATTAACATTTTTAGACATACAACAACTCTTATAATGGTCGTATAAATCACTGGATGATACAACTGCAGTTCTATCTGTTAAATCACAGCATTCTTCTACAAACCAACCTATTGGATTGGAATTGCTATTTGCTTCTTCTACTTCATCGACAAATGAACGTGGAATTGTGTAGTTATTGTCGTCAAAATAGTGTCGAATTAGGAAACATAGGAATCTTTGACCGTATTCTGGTGTTCTAAATTTGGTTTTCAATGTTGAATCACCTTCCTTAATCCATTTTGGTCGATTTTCATCAGTATATGAGTTATAACGTTCTTTACTAACAAATGACTTTTGGAATTTCATAATACGACGACGACGTTTGACACCACCATCAGTTGAATCAAACGATAATGTGTGATTACTTTGTATCATTATGCAGAATGTTGGTTCGAAAGTGATTTCATCTTTAAACAATGCTCTTGCTTGTAATTGGTCGTTTCCAGTCCATTTCTTTAGTGTTGATGCTTGGACTTTATCACGTTCTTGTGGTTCGCTACAGATGACAAGACGAGTTCCAATACAGGAAACAAGACCAGAATTTGCAGTAGTAGAATCTTTGATCGGTTTAGTGAATTGTTCTGGGTTGATTTCCCGAACATACGATCCTAATGCCGAGCGATATAATGTAGTCAAATTAGATTTACCATTTCCGCCCTTTCCCACTAACTCGTCATACGTTTCCTCGACGTTACGCCCGTATAAACATCGGGCAAATCGTTTGAAACAATAACCAATGTGATTTTGGATGATTTTGTCCTTGTATTCTTTCTTCTGCTCGTCGTTCATTTCATCATACTCTTTCTTTTCATCTTCGGTGAATTCTTCAATATCGATTTCATAAGGTTCTACAGTATCACGTAGAACATCGACAATTTTATTATATATTTCGTCTTCACCTTTTTTGCATTTATCCATAAGTTCCCTATCGACAGATACATTACAAGTCTTGGTGACATAATACTCTGGTTTTATTTCTTCGATTTCTTTGGTGTTAAGATTCAAACAAGACCCATCTGAAAATGCGAGAATTTGAGGAACATTGTCCCATATAATTGATGTTGGTCTCGATAGTATTGTCATGCACTTCTTTTCGATAGAGTTTGACCCCGTTGTCGAACCGACATATTTACGCATGTTTTCCAAATCTCGTTCTACTATTTGTATCATCTTCTTCTTGTCTTTTTCTTCGATGTCTTCCAATGATTCTATTTTAGCACATAGTGTCGCCATCGTGTATTCTGCATGTATTTTGATAATATCAGTAAGTATTAACGATATTTCATTGTTAATGTGTGGAAGAATCTTCCATATTCTTGTAGGATATTGTAGAACATACCAGTTCTTATCTTGATAGATGACATAATCCTGACATTTTTTTGCAAATATTTCGGCATATCGTTGGTCTGTCCCATCAACTTCGATCCAGTCTTGTGGAAGTTGAATTTCGCTGTCTTTTGTATCCATTTCACGTAATGAGACGGAATCATCGAAATCATCTGGAACTTGTATCGATGTATCATGCGGTTTATACGTCCATTTCATATTTAATCCGTCGAATTTCGCATTGATATGTGCTTCAATATCTCTTAATAACTGTGAATCACCGTAGAAGTTTCCAGTAACATTACAACCATCAAATGCTGGTATTTCAGTTGTGATTGAGCGAGTTAATAAATAAGCAATCTTTTCCATCAATATCTTGTTTTCCCAATGACAGTTAATACGGGAAATTGCAGTTCCATTCCAGTTATACTGGCGTTTTTCTTCTGGAACCTCGTCGAAGAATCCTTTGAATTCATCGATTTCTTTTAATCGACATTGAATATCTTTCATTTCCTTATCAAAGTCGAGCATAAACTTGTTCTTTTCGCCATATAATCGTTTTTCACGATTCATTACAGCAATTATCTTCTTCTTCGCCGTAGTTCTATCGCTATCGATGGATTTCAATACATCATCACGATTGTTAATGTAATAGTCTAATTGTGGTGTTGCAATATTATGACGTTTGCATAACCATCTCAATGTAGTGCAACCCGCATTCACCATATCAATATCGGTTGTATGGTCTCTAACTAACAGACCCCTTATTTCGACAGGCATCGATTGTAATGATTCGAAACAATATAAGCGACCACCATCAAATGCCCCAGTATAACTGTATAATCGACGCATTTTGCCGTCATTCTTGATAAATCCTCGCATTGCATTGTGAGTTCGACGATAGATTGCTTCGATATTCCATAATTTGGATTGAATCTTGTCTTTCTTATCGATTTTTGCGGATTCAGCGACAGTTCTTGGTAATAATGCCTTGAATTCGTCGAATGGTCGAGTATAAATGTATTTAGCATTGCGTAAATTGACAGATTCGATGACTTCCATTTTCAGTTCTCTATATATAACCCCTATATTATAACAATAGAAAAAAAACTTTAGACTGAAATTTCAATCAAAATTTTTTATTGAATTTACAATAAAAAACTTATAGTTAAGAAATGACGGATGCGGTATTTAGTTCATGGCGATACTGGTCGTATGTCAGCAAGTTGATGACTGTATCGCGAACGAATGCATCTGGTTCTGATGCAATCTTCCGCCACCATTTGATATACCCTTGTTGTTTGTCGAAAAGGTCTTTAAATTTCCAGTTTTCAAATTTCCCGATTTTCAAAGTCGAGGAATTGTGTCGTTCGATGAATTTTCGTTTGCGTTCTTGTTCCTTCTTCTGCATCTTGCGGTAATCTCTTTGCTTCTTGGTATATTGACGCTTTAGAACCCGTAGTTTATCGAGTAACACCTGGTTGTTAAAGAATCGCTCAATGCAACATTCGCCAATAGGTTCAGCAAACTGGTTAGTTGTCTTGTTATGAATGCAATAGGTCTTCCTTATTGGACTGTGTCCGCATAAACATTCCTCTGGATTTGATACAATCTGTCCTTTTTCATCCGTATGATAGGTCGCTGATATATCAATCCATTCTTCGAAAATATCGGAATGGTCTGCATGATGTTGGGAAGATAGTGGTCGAAGTCTCTCGACGAGACATAAGAAATTACGTGTTACACGCGTCTTATCAAATTCCATAGATATAAGAAATAATACTTTGTTATATCTGTAGATTATATTTTTGTTTTTAAGTGTTTATCCAACGGTATTGGATTCAGCGGAATCACTGGTGGATTCATCATGAGGTTGTTCTTGTTCTTCTTCGTAGAGATGACGTGGAATCTTTCGCATCGACATTTTCATTTTAGCGATTTTATCGTTGGTTTCAAGAACATCTGCGTTGTATTTATCCTTGAGAACATGCAAGTATTCGTATAAGTCCGCTAATTCCTTTTTCATCTTGAGTTTAACTGGATCTACCTTCTTGATATAGTTTGCTTTCGCTTGGTCGATACATTTCTTGCGATATTCTGGGTCAGTATGATACTTATAGAGACGGGACTTGCTATTTTGGTCGATTATTTTAGCACGATTCATTGCATAATACTTCTTACGATAGTTGGTTTTCGAGTCAGTTGTTGCAGGATGGTCGAATTGTAATCCTTCTTCTTGCTCTTCTATAAGGACATGAGGGTCGAGTTCGAACTCTAATTCAAAAGGAGTCGCCATTATTCTAACGTATAATTCTTTATTTATATAATCGCAGAAATTCTTTTAGTCTCAAATTTCCTTAAAAAAACGGTGCATTTCGGGGGTTATATAAATCGCCCAAAATTGGAATCACGCTAATATCTAACGGTATAATAAAGCGATGTCCTTGTTTAATTTAGACGGCGTTGGTCGCAGAGTGGCGACTATCGTCGGTGATAAGAGCAAATACACTGGAAAATTACTTTGTCTGCATAATGACGACGATGATGACTCGAAAATCTCACGGGCGTTTTCAAAACTTGAGTTGCCTACGAGTCCAAACTTGAAATTTCAGCAAGTGCCCGACACGGCAAAGGAACGAGAGATTCTTTATATTACTGGGGCATCTGGGTCAGGAAAATCGACCTATGTTCGTAAATACTGCGAAATATACAAGAAGAAATACAAAGACCGTCCTATCTATCTCTTCTCGAATTTGAAAGAAGATGAGTCGCTCGATAGTATAGAACCACAACGTATAAAAATAGACTCGAACTTAATAGATGACCCGATTAATGCGGAAGACTTGACGGAATCGATATGCATCTTCGATGATGTCGATTGTATCAAAGACAAGAAAGTTCGTGAGGCAGTCATCAAAGTGATGAATGAATGCTTGGAAGTTGGTCGCCATTTTAAGATTACGATGCTTATTACGAATCATCTGCCGACAGACCGTCAATTTACACGGCGTGTGATAAATGAGTGCCACGCAATTATATATTTTCCGCAGTCAGCATTAGGCATGCAGACAAATTATATGCTTACCAATTACGCTGGTCTGGATACTAAAGTCATTAAAAAAATAAGAAGGACGGGGTCTCGTTGGTGCATGATTTCGAAGAACTATCCACGGTTCTATATGACGGAAAGATGCGTTAATATGCTTTCGAATGAGGAAGACGATTAAATTGTATAACACGTTCCCCATTTTCGTTGTATAGGGCATGGAAAATATACCCAAAATATTCCATAGCAGTCTTCAACATTTTCAATGAGTTTATCATCAATTTATCGACACAATCGACTTTACCATCATCGTTCAATGTAGATATAACGTTTTGAATTGCGATTAAGACTTCGTTTTCATTCTCTTGTTTTTCTAATTGTTTATTTATTACGTCAAATATTACAAACATTGCTTCGCTTTTTGTAGCAATTCGCATACGTTTATTATTAAATTTAAGTATTACGGACATTTTGTATAGATTTGTATAGGATTATCGTATATATCGTATAAATTGACGATATATAAAATAAGATTCATGATGTATCAAATTTAATGTTCTTTTGTGATTTTTGTGATAATGTTATTGCGTTCAATTCTAATTTGTTCTAATCTCTTCTTGATATGTTCGAGTTTTGATAATAACTCGAGTTCTTCGTTATTGAGTCTTGACAATTCTTCTAAATTAGAAGAAGGCATCACATCATTTCTATTTTCAACAATATCAGGAACAGGATTATCCACTTCATCAGTATCATTCATAATATTTTCATCATCTACATCGGCGACATCTACATCATCGTCAAATTTAGCGATTTTATAGACATTATCGACATATCGCATACCATATTCATTAGGGATATTCGATATTTCTTCATCAATCGATTCTAATTCATTATCATGATTAGGATAAACTATTTCGTGATGGTATTTCTTCGAGAACTTTGACACAATTTTGATAGAACAACCGCCTAATCCATCATATCTATCTTTAATCTCTTGGACCTTTTTAAGGAATGCTTCATCACGTCCATTTTCATAGATGGAATCAAAATTCCCACCTTTTTTTAACTGACCTGTTGCCATTTTATTTGCAGTAAAATGCAAGAATAGAGCAGTAGGGTGTCCTAATAACAACTGACGGATACTTAAATCGGTGTCTTCATTATATGTTCCTTTCCATAGTTCTGTATCGGGAACAACACTGAATCCTTTTTCGGTGTTAGCATCACGAACAATTATACTTGTATCGATGTCATTCTTTATAAGAATTGACGAGTAAATACGTGTATTAAAGCGGATGGGATTACACATATAAATAGCAGGAGTCATCGATGTGTAATGATGTCCCGCCATTTTGATGTTTGTATAGCGATTCACATAATCTTCGATGGATTTGAAAACGACACCACTATATACTGGAATACGTTGGTATTTATTTCGTCTCGTATATCCTTCAATATTATCATCGAGTATCCAATGTGCTTCATCACCATTATTCTTACTATGTTGGAAAACCCAATTTCTTGCAGGAATACCACCACGTTTAATAGTTTTCGAGAATGATTCAGGCAGAACAAGAACAGTTCCAACATTAGCAGAACTTAATGCACTACGATACTGTGTTTCTTCATGCGGTTCGCATACAAGATAGTAAGGAATTTTACATAGGTCTAACCATTTCGATGTTGCCCTTAATTTATCTTCATATCGACCAAGTGATATAACGTAAATTGGATACTGTGGTAGGACAGGTTCATCTGTTATAATCATTTGCCCTTTATAACACGATACAATCCCACATTTTTTAGGGATATTAAAAGATACTGTCTTCCCATGAGAAGATGATTTCTTATGTGGTATCGATGTCATAATTCTATCAACTACTACCATATCTTCTTGTCGAAATACAAAGTCGATAATAGATTCAGCAACATCAGGATAATCATATTCGGGCATATTGATCCAGTAGCATTGTTCGAAATCTATTAAATTTGATGGCCCCTTACATTTTAAATTATCAACGATGGTCGAATTCGATATATTTGATCGGAGTATATTTTTGATTTTCCTAACATATTCATCACCATAAATACGCAGTTTATACGTATAAACAAACTCACTCTTATCTCGCGAAATAGCGATACTCGATAAATAGACTTTAGAACTATTTTTTGAAATATGACAAAACATTGTTTTCTTTGTATATATTACGCATAGATTTTTTTTAGATATAAAACCGTTGTATATCTAAAAAATGAATACGAATCAAAATCAAATTTATTCGTTAGTCTATATGGTGTCGTCGAAATGCATTTTATGCATTTTGAGAAATTTGATGTTTCATGATACCATAGAATATAAATATCAATACAGCATAATTACGATATAATACTATACAACTAACGCAAAATGTCAGCAACTGATTCATATACTTCCCGCGAACTCGGTCTAATGAAACAAATCGCAAAATACCGCAATAAACTTGAAAAAGCAGAAAATTTCATAGAACGCCAAACAATTCATATACTTAATACATGGCGTTCTTTAACCGATAAAACTCAATTACAAAAATCAATATGGTCTTATTGTAAAATGAGTAATTTAACCACTATAATCAATAGTGAATTAATATGTGTTGGAACGAATGTCAAAGAAGTAGAATATACAGACAAGAAAGGAAATGTATGCACTGGATATACTCATAATCCTCTTGACATACATGGTGTTGTGAAGTATGATACTATCTTGTATAATCGATTTATCAAATCGAATATGCCTAAATATTCGCCTTATAAGACAGAATTAAATGAAATAATATGGTTGAGTGATGAATCCGTCCCATACTGGATAGAAATGTATATTCACGAATGGATATTCGAAATTGACTTTACTAAACTATATGATACAAATACTATTCGAGTAAAAGATATATTTGTCCCAAAAAAACAAATATATCAGTTATACAATTTAGACTATGACGATGTCGATTTAGAAAATGCATCGATTGATGATCTATACCAGTATAGACAAGATATCGATAACCAATTGAACTATATGCAAAGCAAACACACAAAGGAACAACCAAAAAAACAACCAAAAGAACAACCAAAGGAACAACCAAAAAAACAACCAAAAAAAGAACCAAAGGAAGAACCAAAAGAAGAACCAAAGGAAGAACCAAAAAAGAAACGTGGGCGTCCTAAAGGAAGTAAGAATAAACCAAAAACTCAATAATTAAGCATCAAAATAAGCATCATCTGGTGATGTCGTTAAACCCATTTTTTTTTCCATACAGTTTGTGTCGTAATTTATACTGGATATCGTCGTATTCTTGCGTCAATTGATACTGTTTATCGAGTAATTCATCCGTCTGTTTCTTGAGTTCTCGTTGTTTTTCCTTAAGTTCGTCGGTTTTCTTACCAAGATGGAAGATTTCTTCTTCGATAGCGAGTTGTCGTCGTTCCATCTGCATCTTCTCGTAACTACGATGTATCTTATCGATATACTTGGGGTCTTTGAATTTCTTTTCCAAGTCTCGTAGCATCGTCGTGCATGTCGATGTGTAATAGGGAGTTATTGCAAGTTTTTCGTTGGATATATCGTCAGTCATATCTTAATATATCCAAAGAAAAAGATTATTCGCGGGGTTTCGAGGAAATGAAAAAAAAGAAATTGAATGTTTCAAATTTGTATTATCTTGTTTAAATCGATGACTCTGGAATTTATGGGGGTTCGCACCCGATCGCACCCACGACCTTGTTTCTATGGAAAATGAAAAAAAAAAGATAATTCGATCAAATGTTTTATTTTTACTAAAATGGACTTATAGGGTCAATTCGGGTGCGAACCCTCTTCTATCAAAAGTTTATAGTGGAAAATTTAAATAACATATCATTGTATCTTTTCTATTTTCTAATTTTCTATAGAACAAAGGTCGAAGGACTGCATGGGTGCGAACCCTATTTTCACGATCGATAATGTAATCAATCGGATGGAAGGAACGATTCATAATCGATTTTGTATTTCTTGATGTATTTCATTGCTTCTTCGTTTGCTTTATCGAGCATTTTCTTTGATAAATCGTCGAGACCTTGTTCTAATCGGTCAGGATTCTTTTCGTTCGATAGTGATTCTAACGTGGATATGAATTGACTTGGAAGGTCGAATTGATAGATTAATCCAAGGTTTCCCTTAATTTTCTGCATCGCCTTATGGATTGCATCAATTGGTCGATGACCTTTTTGCAATAATTCCGCAAGAGTTCCAACATCGCTTTTTATCTTATATAATAGACCGATATTTGAATTGAATAAGATGGTTAATTTCTTGACAAGTCGCAAGTCTTTTTGCAATTTAGCGATGACGAATATTCGTTTCAACATCTTAATCCAGTTCTTTGCTTTGTAGAAAGTGGCGACATCACGTTTGACGGATTCGATGATATTGGTGGTTGCAAGGTTTATAACGCGATTACCCACATGAATTTCGAAAATATTACTGAATTCAATGAATTGATTATCGATATGCACGACAACGTCTATCTTGATGACGGTCTTATCATCTAATGCATCTTCAAAGGTCTTCTTACGTCCTGCGGATAGAGTCAAATAACCACGGGCAATATCATCTGGTTTCCAACGAAGAGTCCAGAGTTTGCGACAGTATTCAAATAATGCATCTTCATCACCGCTTTTTACTAACTTTTCGATTGCTTTCATATTCTCTTTGGTTATAAGTCCAGCACGTTCTCGTTCCTTGTAGAATTTGCGAACTTTTGCACCGTCTTTAAAATCTTCAGCAGGTAAATAGAGGTCATCGTCTATTCCCGCTTTGAAATCCATAAAATATACGTTAGGTTTTCGCCCGATAATCGCCATCATATTGCGGAACATGAGGTAGATGTCGCGTTTCGCTTTTTCGAGCGACCCATTTTCATACACACGTTCGAATAAATCGACATCTGCACTGAATAATTGAGATGCTAATTGAGACGACCCCATAATTTGAGGACGACCGTCTTTGTATGAAATGAGCGAGATAATGTCTTTGACACGATCATCGATAGATGCTTCGGGTTTCTTCTTGAGATATAGATTGCTTTCTTTTGGTTCGACGTTAGGAACTTGTTGCATGGGTTATTAGAAATCGATTCAAATATATATACTATATCGATATATTTGCATCGCTATTGTGATTACTTGCGTCGTTTCTTATCAACGACTTTAAAGCGTAAATTATCATCGAGAACTTCACGTTCGAACTTTTCATCCGCACCGCGAATATCGCTTAATTGACCGCCAATTGGGTCATAAGCAGGTGGTTGTTCGAGAATAATCTTTTGTTGTCCGGCACTATACGTCTTATCCTTCATACCTTGACCTTGATATACACGTTTTTCAGGTAATTTGACAGTTGGTCGAACAACAGCACGTTGCATTGGTTCTTCTTCTTCTTCTTCTGGAACGTAAAAGTTATTATCTTCAACGAACCACGTCTTACGACCTTCACCTCGCATTTCTTCTTGGTCTGCTTGTTGTAATTCAGCACGAATAGGAACGCTTTCTTGTAATTTAACAGAAGTAGGTAGGATATTTTGAATCGCAGATGGGACACTCGATACTTGGTTCAAATAACTGCTAAATGTCTTCAATTCATCAGTTAAGACATCTCTTGCAATCGCCCAATTGAGAACAGTTCCAACTTGACGAGGTTCTGAAATTTTAGTTATTAGTATCGCAAGTGATCTCTGTATCATTGTGATGACTTTTCTTAATTCGCTAATGATAGTTATAACATCACTTGCAGTTTGTCGTAATAAGTCGCCCGAGGTAGATGACCCTAATGTAGGAATAACACGGTATTTTAAATTAGAGAACCAATTGATAAATGCTTCACGTGATTTTGCAAAATCGCCAGTGGAAATTGATGTCTTTTTTAGATTTTCAGGGTTTAAACGACCTTGCATATTTGCTTGGACGTCTTTTAGGGCGGAAATCGCAAGACTCGATAGACGACCATTTTCTGCGACGGTCGCAATGGAAGGAGCAGGTAATGATGGTTTGTCTTCGAGAATATTAATTTGTTGTAATCGAAAAACACGTTGGTTTGCACGTAATTCTTCATCGACGAATTCGCGGTCTAATCTGTTTCGCATACGAGCATAATCGGTCATTATTGAGTATCTGATATATACTATAATTACATATAATTAATACAACTCAATGAGATGGAATCTTATAATAGTTGTTCCAATAACGTTGTCGTTTTAGCAATTCATTTTTTGAATTGCATGGATATTGTTCTATAAGGTCTATAACTGAATCATTTAGTTTTAGTATATTCGAAGCAGGTGTATCATCTCTAATTCTTATACACACATGATTTTTTGTCGTATGTCCTACATATACTTTATCGGTAGATGGAGACCAGATACGGTATATTTTTGAATTTTCGTAGTTAGTCATTTAATTAATAAAGACCATTTTGCTTTACATATTTTGATGCTTCAATCATCGATAATCCTTTTTCTTTCATGACTTTGCGGACGATTTCAGCACGGTCTTTAATACCACTGCGACATGCAGGTTTGGATGATTTTTCAATACGTGTTGCTCGAACACCGCCCATTGTTGCATTTGCACCGCCCTTTTTTGGTTTGTCTAATGGAGTTCCAATTGGAGGAGCACCGCCCATAACAGTTCCAGCACATTTTGCACCACCGATACGAGAAGGCATTTGAGAGTTTTCAATTAATCCACCTTCGATTTTCTTGCTTTTACGACCTTTCTTACCAAGACCCGCAAGAAGTGGAAGAGCAGGAGCAACCGCCTTACCAATTTGACCTACTGCTTCAAAAGGCATTTTAAAACCAGTCCAGACATCGTCCCAGAAACCACTACCTTCTAACTTTTTCAATTCATTTTCAGGAATACCAATTTTTGCTAAACGGTCTTTCGTGCATTCCTTGCAGAGTCTTGGTGCTTTCTTTTGTAATCGAGCGATACGTGCTTTCATTGTTCCACTTTTGCCTAATCCTAATGTTCCAAGTAATCCACTTAAGAAACCACTACCAGTAATCTTTTTACTTTGACCTAACCCAATAGCACCAAGTATCCCAGATAGGAATCCTCTGCCTTCTAATTCGCTTTTTGATGCTTTACCAAGACCCAAGAACATAGGAATTAAAGCATCCATAATTCCTTTGCCTTCCATCGTAGAACCACCATCCATTTGGACGACTGCTTCTTCAGGAGATGCACCACCGTGTAAGGAAATATCAGGTTTCTTACCTTTCTTTCGTTCTTCGTCCATAACCATTTCTTTTTCAACTAAAGCACCACCTATACACTTCTTCTTACGCCCACCTTGTGCTTTCTTTTCAAAATATTCGACGGATTCAGGTGATTGTGCTAAACCAATGTTGTTTGCACCACCACTTTGTCCTAATCCTTCAAAACGAGGGTCATCACCGTGAATATACATATCAGGAACAGGAGGGCGATAAAGAGAACCCATATACCCACCCGATAATCCAGATGCTTTATATGATCCAACGCCATCACCTGCAAGAGATGCAACATACGCAGGGTCAGCAACAGCAGAACCGCCCATTAATGCAGATGCGATTTCAGTCATGCGACCACCTTGGATAAGAGGGTCTCTTGTTAATATTTCTTGTGTTCCAACACGTTGGCGTCGTGAATGTTGGATATATGCTTTGTCGATGTCAAGCATCTTACGTTGGATATCTTGGTTGTAAGGAGTATTATACATGTTATATGAAATCTATATAATATGGATAGAATTTTAATTATCATCAGTCTTCTTTTCTTCTGGAAGTGTAACCATCGATTGATAAGGAACTTTTTGTGCTTCCCGTTGTGAGGCACGTATCATTTCGCTTAAGAACTCATTGACGAAATCATTTGTTTCAGTGACTTTATCGTGTAATTGCTTAACTGTTATATGTAATTCACCATTAACACATTGGGATTTGAGAACATAGCGTTTAACTAACTTCCATGCAACATAACTTAAAACAGTGAAACCAGTGCTGATTAATCCAGTGTAGATGTCTGACATAATGATGAAAAATGAGAAAGAGTTTAATAAATAAGTATATATAGTATATAGACAAAAAAATATCCAGAAGTATCTATGATTCCGTTATACATACGAATTCAACGTATTCTACCCGTATTCAATTGGAATTGCGACACGTCATATTGGTATATGAATGATAGATTCGTTCATTGGAAAAATATTCGTTCCGTATAGATTCTTATTTTTTATCTTCGACTATAGTATAGAGTTTTAAACAATGTCCGCTGATTTCCAAAAAGTCTTAATCAAAGATGACCGTTTAATGGTTACTGACAAAGTCAAGTATGCCGTTTTCAAAGGCGGTCAAAATGTTACCAGTGCTGAATTCAATGCAATCAGTCAAACAACATCAAGTCATACCTATAATATCCAAGTGCCTTCAGAGCAGACCATTATCGACCGTCGTGTCTTATGGACGTCGCAAGTCGAATTCAAAGTCCAAGGTCGCCCAAAAGTAGGTGAATATTTAGTTAATTATGCAAAGGAAGATGCTTTTGCACCATTTCCATTACATCAATTAGCAACAGTTATGACGAGCACTTTGAATAACAATAGTGTTTCTATTAATATAAAAGATACATTACCGCAAATGCTACGTTTATTAGACCCTTATGAATTACAAGCATACAACTCAACTACCCCAGTCATGTATGATACATACAAATATTATGCAGATGCCGTAGGTTCTAATAACAATCCATTAGGTGGTTGGAATAACGTTGCTATTGATAATCAATTAGTTCCACGTGGTGCTTGGGTATTAGATGAAATACTTAACAATACTGTTGGTGATGCATCAAATAATTTAAGAACTGTCACTATCAAAGCAACATTCAGTGAGCCATTGTTATTGAGCCCATTCTTATTTGCTGACCCACAAACTAACGCACAGGGCATATATGGCGTGCAGAACATGAATTTCGTGTTTAACATAGGCGACACTAAACGTTTCTGGCGTACTGCCAAGAATATTACTGATCCATCAGGTGCTACGTATGTTGCTGATTATGGTGTTTCATTAGTTGCATTTAAAAATAGTAAATTACAATTTAATTTCCTTACCCCACACCCAAGTGATGCTTTAGTGAGCCCTCGTAACTGCGTGCCATACTACGAGCTTCCGCGTTTCTTAAGCACTGGTGGCCAAGTAATTCCAGCAGGAGTAACAGGTGCAACTATTACATCACAATCTCTTCAGCTCAATCAAATACCAGATAAATTGATTATCTGTGTTCGTAAGCAAATGGGATTACAATCTTGGAATGATACTGATTCATTTTTAGCAATCAAAGGTATTAGTATCAACTTCAACAACCAAAGTGGTATATTAGCATCTGCTTCAAGAGACGATTTATACAGATATAGTCGTGATGCAGGTTCAAATCAACATTGGTTAGAATACTACGGCGAAGCAACCGAAGTCGATCCATCCGGTGGTAATGGTTTATCAATCTATACATCTGGTTCATTATTAGTATTAAATATGGGTCAAGCAGTTCAATTGACCGAAGATTTCTATGCACCAGGTTCTCTTGGAAACTTCAATTTACAATTCAACTTAACTGTCGATAATAACAGTAACGAAAACATTACCCCAGAAATTTGTTTAATCACTATGAATAGTGGTATTTTCGTTTCAGAACGCGGGCAGTCGAGCGTCTTCACCGGCATTTTAACCAAGGCAGACGTTTTAGAAGCATCATCATATCAAGCATACTCACGTAGTGATGCAAAGAGAATGATGGGTGGTGGTTTCTTGGATACATTAAAATCAATTGGTTCATCAGTATTAGACTTTGGTCTTCCAATTGCTAAAGATGTTGCATCAAAGGTCATTCGCTCTAAATTAGGCGTCGGTCGTTCAGGCGGTGCTGAAATGTCAGGCGGTATGTCCGGAGGTATGTCAGGTGGTAAATTAGCAAAACACATGATGTAAATACGTTTCACGTTTCATTATAAAACAAAAATGATTTTTATAACGAAACTCTTATTCGCTCGACTGGTAAGTCTTTTTGCGGAACATAATCTTCAATGATGCATTACAACCAGATGCAAGTTTCAATGGGTAGTAGTTACCAAACTTATCCGCCCATAAAATCGATATTTGTAATGCGGATAATGGATTATTTCCATACAAGTCTAATAAGCGATATTCCGCAGTTGGTATATATGCAATGACGGGTTTATATGCAACATTTCCTTTTTCTTGCGTCTGGTCTTGCATATCGGTTATTAACGGCACGACCATCGAGTTATTACCCGATTGTAATAGTTGTTGGTTGCTATTGAATATAACAGGTTGTGTTGATAATGACGGTGATACAGGCAAGAGACCAGTAGTGAAAACAATCCTATCGACCGCATTCCATAAGTCGATAGTGGTCCATTCTTGGAACATTTGGAGACCTTTGAATCGAGGTTGATTATTCGATAAGTCGAGCGAAGTGTTAGGAACATAATACAAATTAGTTCCGTTATAGTTTTCAACGACGAATCGATAGTTTTTACCAAATTGCACGTCAGTTCCATAATAGAGAGCAGGGAATGATCCAATTAAGTTCCATAATGGCGAATTACAATATAATTCTAATGATACTGGACTGTTAATGAAAGCACCATCGGTAACAAGTGATAAACGCTTCGTTCCTTGGTCGAGAATGAAAAATGGAGTTTTTCCAGATGCAATCGTAACACCTAATCCTGCTAAACCCGCTTCACAATTAAATAATGCACTATTCATTAGATTCACAAAATGTTCGATACTATACCCATAATAGTATGGACTTGTGTTGCTTTCTGCGGTAATTGGTAATGGTGGTAATAACGAAGGATTTTGATACAAGACTGATTCAGGAGTCCAACTGATATATTGTTGGAAATTTTGGCGAACACCAGAACCATCAATACCCGACATCGTGAATGAATAGATGGTCTTATTACGATTGAATAATTCACCTATTTGCATCTGTGGAATGTATGTAGGTAATAAATGAGAGGTTTGTAGTTGGAATCGAACGACAGACATATAGTAGTCTTGCGGACTATTCAAGTATGGGTTATTACGAATTTCATTGAAAACAACGTCAGGATATGGAGACAGACCAGTTTGATCGTTGTTAATAATGTTAATATCCATATAGACGTGGGTCATTTCGGTGTTATTGTCTGCATATCGATAAGATACGTTGGAAGATGTAAGCATATTCGTTATTATGTTATACTATAATGAAAGATAATTAACCTAACCAAGTTATATCACGAGGTAGGTTAATCTTGTAGCAGTAATAAAAACAATCAAAGTTGCAATCACTCTTAAAATTTTCTGGTTCTTTTCCATCGACTAACTTGATAAACTGAATCCGCTTACGAGGAATGATAATTTGTAGTTCCTTGTCCTTGAAATATTGTCGAACATACTGGGTGCATATCTTTGATGCAGGAAGTATCAAGATGAATGGTTTATCTAATTCGGCAAGACGTGGGAAGATGGACTTCATCATTGAGAATGGAGGATTGGAAACAATCATATCGCCCTTATTGTTTTCGAAAAAGTCGATCGGTTCATGTATGACATTAAACCCGAGTTCTTGTAGGTATTTGCCCGACTTACCATCACCATAGAATGCTTCCCATATAACCTTATCTTGAGGTATAATATGCTTGATAGATTCCCATGCAGACTTGGGTGTCATATAGTCATCATGGACTTGTAATGTCTTGTTATGAAAACTCGCCATCTATGATATAGTTAGATATTCACAGTATATATCTATATATATCCAAAATATATTCAGTAATATGACAAAAATGACATAAAAAACGAACTTTACAAGATATTTCAGGTAAATATCTATGAAATATGTGATATTCTACGATATATACAGTAATAATATCGATATTTTTCACTATATATATCTGTTTTTCGACGAATATATGTGATATATATCTATTTATATCTGGTAAAGTGTCTTTTTTCGATACTTTACTTGATATTTCGCGATATATTTGGATATTTTCCGTGATATATCTATGATGCAACCAATTTTGATACATCGAGACTCTTCTTTTCTATATTGTAACTCTACAAAAATGAAATGCTTTCCATTCTTCTCACGAAACAAAGTTGCACCGCAACCTCCACACGAATACACCGAATTATTTAAACTCTATCGAAATAATCTAAAAAAAATAAAAAATATTATAGAACTCGAGCGTCAATTGCAAGAACTCGAACTCGAATCGATGGATGATTAACGGTAATGCTATTGCATACAATGTGGTTTTTTTAGATATATCAGGAAATATCGATTTTTCAGCAGATATATGTCGAAATATATCCAATATATGACTCGATAGTCTATTTTACCATATATTTCCAGATATTTCCAGATATTAACGTGATATATCTACGTGTATGTTGTCTGGAACTGTTCGCAATCGACGTGGAACCCATTTCTTTGGTTTCTTTGGCGATTTCTTTTCGGGTTCGCATGGAGGTTGCAGTGTCATCGTCTGTAATAGAGTTCGATTCGCGGATAAGTCAAAGTATCCGTCAATTATTCTTTCACCTATATTCATTTATTATATCTTAAAGATTTTTTCTCTATCTATATTGGTAGATAAGAACGACTACCCATCCATTTGATGACGATTTGTATATTAACCCCACCCCATTTCTAATTTCATATAAAAAACATTATATGAAAATAGTTTCCTAATTGCGAACTTTACGGACGAACATATTGAATGCATCTTTGAGTGTATCAAATTGTTGCTGACTTTGAGGTGATACCTTATCGGCAAGTATATCGCCGAATATATTACCACCACGAATTCCTTGTTCGCTTAACTGATGTTGTTGCTTTTGTCTCTTGTATTCGTTATACATCATCTTACCCCATGGTTTCAAAATGTTGTTGTATAACCACATATTGACTTTGTTATTCGCTGATTTGTAAAGGTCAGTTAAAAATCCACTGCCCGATAACTGGTCTTGGATCATCTTTTTATTTGGTCTTCCATTCGCTGAAAACTTCGTAGGGTCTAATAATCCCAAGTTTTCCGCGAGAACTTTTGCAGAAATACCAGCAGTCGATGCGAAATGGACGATTTTATCACCAAGTGATGATTCTTTGACTTTCTTTAATTCATCCAACATCTTTTGGTCTGCTTCACGTGTCATACGAGCAAGTTGTTCCTTCGGTGCCCCTTTTTCTTTTGCCTTTTTGACATCATTATATGCATAGTCATGTTCCTTGCAAATTGCATCAGTTGCCGATAAAGGTGGTTGTCCTTCCAGTTGCGTAAATGGACCGCAGTAATTTGAGAGACCTAAACTAACAGGATTACGACGGATACGTTCTTTGATTTCAATGACCTTATCTTTTGCCTTTTTATAGAGGTCGCCGATGAATCCCGAACCTTTCTTGCCTTTCTTGCCTTTGATGGTTTTTGCATACTGAATGACGTGCTTTGCGAGTTCCCTATCTTGTGCTGTGAGCGGGTGAGGAAAGTTCGATTCATCTTCTAACAAGTCTGCAAGTTCCAAGTCTTTTTTGTCCTTTGAATCAATGATTTTATCGACAACTTTATCAAATAGACGTTCTTTGGGAGCAGATGCCTTATCTTGTTTGCTTACAGTTGCACCACGACCACGACTATTACCTTGTTGTTCTTCGTCTTCATCTTCATCTTCATCTTCATCTTCATCTTCGTCTTCGTCTATATCTTCAACTTTCATTTCATCATCTTCGTCTTCGTCTTCATCTTTTATTATTTTTTTACGTAATATCTGTAAGTCTTTTAACATTTTTTCTTTTTTTGCATCACCAATAGTTTTTAATAGTTCTTGTAATTTTTTTTCTCTTTCATCGATTTGTTTTATTATTTCTAACATCTTTTCACGGTCGCGTGCTTCGTATGCTTTTGCTAATCTATCTTTTAATAATGCAATAGAATCACGACGACCTGATGTTTTTGGTCGTGGGTCTGTTTTTAAACTGTTCCGCGAGTTTATCATTTCCATTTCTTCATCGTAAAACTCTGATTCCAAGTCTTCTAATAATAATTCTCTTTCTCTTTCACTCATTAAACCTGACGAAGAATCTGCCGGAGGAAGTGACGAATCTACATCATCTACTATTTTTTCAATAATACTTACAACACCACCTCGACCATCAACACCACCAAAGAACTTCACTTGACTTCTTCCATAACGTTGTAATCGTTCGCTTTCGTCGTCATCTGTAAATGATGCACCACCCGAAAAACGCATACCACCATCGTATGATTCTTCATCCGTATCTTCGCTAATGTATCCATTACTACCACCTTTCATATTACGAACAAAATTCATAATATTATCCGCATTATTCGCCAAGAAATCAATCATATTACCACCCGACATGCGACCACTACCATATAATCGTTTTAAATCATTGAATCTAATTTTTCCAGTAATACCCATCTTTATTCGTTCTCTTTTCAGAATTTTAACTTTTTCATCATATTTATTTGTCAATTGGTCTAATATCCGTTTTTGTTCTTGTTTTGCATCTGGATCGGTTTCTTTTTCTTTAATTTTTTTCATTTTTTGTCGTTCTACATCGATTTTATCTACTTCGCGAATTAACCCTTTTAATCGTATCTTATCGATATTACTTAACTGTATTCCTTGTGAATCTCTGCGAGATGGTTCTTCCGCACCTTTTTCTTCAGGTTCTTCAGGTTCTACTTCTTCAGGTTCTTCAGGTTCTACTTCTTCATCATCGTCTATATCTGCATCTTCCGTATCTACATCTGCAATAGATGGAGTTATTCGTTCATTAATACGTTGTTCGATAGAGTCTTTCTCTTCATCGACGACATCTTGTGTTGTTGCTGTTGGAACTGCTATTGGAATTTCCTTTGGAATACGACTGCGACCCCTACTACGAGCACGTGAAACTGCTCTTGCTTCTGCAATAACACTTGCTGGTTGTTGTCGTAATTCTTTGCTTGTCATCTTCTTTGGTTTTTCAGTCAAAGTAATCGGCATCTGTTGTTCGCCAATAATATCCCCTAATTGCGGTGCAAGTGATTGTATTCCGCGACTCAATGAGGGACGTTCCGGTTCTCGAATATTCAACTTTGGATATTGTGCTTGTTTATCCACGATTATATCAATGGATTTCTTATTATTTTTGACCGCCAATTGTTTGTCTTTCGTGATAGGTCTCGTCTTCTTTTTACGACCCTTTTTATCGATATAGACGAATTCATCAGGTAATGTCAGTTTAATCTCACCAAACTCGTATTCTTGCTTTGGAGGCATTTTCTTATATAATAAATCAATATATTATATACACAAATGGAAATAACATCGCTATTCGGTATAGTAGTGGCGTATCATGTCGTCCATTCTATATCGCCTACACTCGTAGAACTTGCTGTTCCACTGTATTTTGTTTATCACTGCTTCTACAAATAGACGTAATGATAATATGGACTTCTCGAAGACCGATTACCATCTTCGATAACAAATTTATGCGGATAATATTGGACGAACTCACGGAATTCGCCAACGAACGATTCATACTCAAGTGTGGTAAGTGGTTTAACCGACATAACGATACATTCTTCAACCGAATCCGTCCGGTAGAATCCCTTATTCTTAAGGAATGTATCCATCATCATATCTTCATCGGTATAAGGTGTAAGACATGCAGGACACGATCTACATTGCAGATTAACTTTGTAGATATAGAAGTAATATATAGTCATTAAGATATTTATTATAGATTTATAAAAAGTATCTTAAATTTGATTGTCTATTCCCCTAACAATGCTTAATAAATAAAAATACTGATATACAATATATATATTACAATCATACACTAAAATGGCGAATAAATGGGTAGAACACGTTAGACAAAAAGCACAAGAATTAGGATTAACTTATGGTTGTGCTGTAAGTGATCCACGTGTAAAATCATCATACGTTTCAGTCGCAAAAAAACCGACAAAGAAACAACGAACCGAAGAATTAGTGCAACAACACTATAAACGAAAGGAAGAAAAAAAACAACAGGAAGAAAGAGACCAGAAACGTGAAAAAGTTAGCACCTTTGTATCGGATCATTTACAAAAAGAGATGAAATCTCTAATGTCAAAGGTTCAAAAGCGTAAATTATACACCGAAGAAGACTTTGATGAAAGAGTCGAATTCTATCAAAACGAAGACTATAATGGAATTATCAAAGACGAAAAGAAAGACTTGTGGAGAAGAGTTAAACCTCTATATAAAAAATATGGGTTAAGCGAAGAAAACTATAATGACGACTTTGACTCACAATATTATGCAGATGTAATCCAAATACGTGTGTTAGAAGATATAATCGACGAAAACTAAATATCATCGATTGCTTCACTAACGATTAAGTCTGCAGGTAATCCGCTTCCTTTCATCATCTTGTTATACTGCTTCAAATCCATCTTTTTTTTCAACATATTGAGTATTCGCCAAACTACATGACGACCACACGTTGTAACATCGGGGTCGCCGTCTTGGTATTTTATTTTATTGTAGATGACAGGCATATCCGTGTTATTCAATAACCGCGATAGGTATTTACCCGTTATACCAAGTTGTTGGCGTCGTTGTTGCGGAACCCACTTCAATTGCGAATCAGGGCGACCACCATACGAATCGAAGAACTCGATCACGTCATTATATCGCATAACCGCAACCCAATGACCACTGGATGGACTATCTTGATAAAGCAAAATCGCATAAGTATTATCGCGTGGTAGGATTTCATCGATGCTATCATACTTTTTCAAATCCTTGTATAAGATAATTGGGACATCAGGTAAATATCGCTTAATATTGTCATCACCCATAGGTGTTGTTGCAACTTCTTCTATCTTGCGAACGTCAATTCTTGTTTTAGGCATCTTCTTTATATATTACTATATTATATAACAATAAGTAGAATGTCTGTTAATCCAAACACATTTGGGCGTAGAAACCCATACCTATCGACTTATGTTGCTAATTTATCACAACAATTATATTTAACCGGAACAGGCGGGGGCAGTGGCGTTAGTGGCGAAACACTCGCACAAACATTAGCAAACGGCAACGTCACAGGCGGTCGTGATATTATACAAACATCAGGAGATGCACTACGTTCATCTTCAAATGCGGATTTGCGTCTCGAAATAAGCGGAAATGGAACTGTTTTAGTAGAACAAACTGGTTTCGCAGGAACATCTCGCCCTGCTTTATCCATTAAGTCTATAGAAAATGGTGGAGGTGGAACTACACTTGAATTTTTTAAGGATAGTGCTACACCTGCTTCAGGAGACTTAATAGGTGAAATAGAATTTAATGGTAATACCGACCCCGTTTTTAATAAAACGCAATATGGGGTTATTGAATGTCAAATAGACGATGCGTCTTTTGGTAATCACGGTGCTACATTCAATTTCGCCCTATTTGGGGGAGGTGCTTTATCTGTTCCCTTACAAATTACAAGTAGCAATATTATTCCTTCTGCTATAAACGATAGTTTAAATTCTGTTGGAACAGCAGGTCAAATATTAAGTGCTATTAACAGCACGGGTGCTTTACAGTGGATTTCACCATTTACGAATATGACTGCAACTGGTGGTGTTATTAACACTTATTACGAAGGTAATACACGCTATACATCACATACATTCTTAACAACAGGGTCATTTACAATCACTTCATTTGGAACGAATGTTGTCCCTGAAATAGATATGTTTATTGTCGGTGCTGGAGGAGGCGGGGGCAGTTCTAACGGAACGGGTGCTTTCGCTGGAGGAGGCGGTGCTGGTTGTGTCATTCAAATATCGGGTTTTCCTGTTAATTCTACTGCTTCTTTACCCCAAATTATTACGGTCTCTATTGGAAATGGTGGTAATGGTGCAACCCCAGGAAATACAGGTTCTACTGGTGGAACTACTACCGTTTCTATTCCTGCTAATTTAATGCTTAATAATACTGCTTTAGGTATTACGGCAACAGGAGGCGGAGGCGGTGCTGGTGGTATAAATGCCCCTGCTAATGGTGTCGCATCTTCTTATGTTTTTACTACTCACGCAGGTTCTACTTTAACAACAACTACGCCTACTTCTTCTTCGGGTGGAGGTCAGCAAGGAGCAGGGTCATCTACTACTGCCCCTACTGCTGTATTTAATAGTGCTGTTGGTGATTTATACAGTAGTGAAACTGTCCGTTCAGGAGGTTATAGAGGCGGTATTGGAACTACAAGTGCTACAAGAGCAGGTTGTAGTGGTGGTGGTAGTTCATCACAAGGAGGACAACCTACTACTGTAGCACAATATGTAGTTGGGTCAAGTCTGGGAAATATGACTTACTGGAATGGTAGTAAAGTGATGGTAGGAGGAGGCGGTCTCGGTGCTACTTCGGGAACTGTTGTTGTCGGTGCTATTTCTGCTTTATACGGAGGTGGTATTGGAGAAGCACAAGGGTCGGTATTCTCGGCAACTGCTGGAACTGCTAATACTGGAGGCGGAGGCGGTGGTTCTGCTTCTTTAGGTATAGCAGGTGCTTCAGGTGGTTCTGGTATATTTATTGTTCGGTATAGAAGTTAATCGTGTTTCATTATAAAAATCAATTGTTTTTTGTAAGGAAACTCTTATGCAATCTGCTGAATGTTGCTGATTATGCTCGGTATTTCAGGATATTGACCGACGACTTCAGGAAAACGTGTAGCAGTCATAGATGGTTCGCTGGAATTAAAGAAGACTTCTATATATTGTCCTGCTGTAAGTTGTAATATATACTCACAGAAAGGGAAAGTTTCCCCTGTTTGCCCTGCTACACGCACCTGACTTCCCGAACGAGGAACAGGTGTTCCATTAATAGCAATATAGATTTCACAAGGACTATTTCCGCCCCCAGACTTGTCTAACTGAATCGAATACGTAAAGCGATACACACCCGTTCGTTGGACGAATATCCTCGACCCGCTGAAACTTGTGAATTGTGCGATTTCCGTTGTGTTGTATGTGATTGCCGTTGGTGTGTTCGCCCCCAATACAGTTTGCGATACAGTGCTACTAAATGACCCATAAGCAAGAGTCTGCGACCATGGAGGAATATACTTCGGTAGGATTTGACCTGTTCCGTTGTAATCGATGATTTCTCGATTCGCCATTTATTATAAAGCGATATAATATAAAAATGCCGTATATATTGGTTCGATATAAAGATGGTTGGCGTGTATGCAAACGCGACGATCCAGAAGTATGTTTTAGTAAGAAACCTTTACCGAAGAAACGAGCAAAGAAGCAGATGATGGCGATTGGAATCAGTGAAAGAAAGACTGGCGGTGTAA